TGGTGTTAATTCGTGGTATTACCGAGGCATCTTCATTAACCGAGCATACACTGACAACCCGAAAGAGTTCCGCGCACGAGTCCGCGAGCAGTACGATTTAGGTTGGTTTTCTCCTACAACTAAACCGGTCCGGCACATCATCATCCATGAGCTGGCCCACGCAAAATGGTCCAGTCAGAAAAATTCGCGGAACGCAAGGAAGGCGGCGCCCGAAATTAGCAAACTTTACAGGCAATGGAGACGCGAAAAGCGACCCGGCTGGGGCAATTACGCTCGCGTCAATAGGAATGAATTTGTCGCCGAAGCCTTGACCAAACATGCGATGGGATCGAGAGATCGGTATACGAGGAAATTGATGAAAATTCTCGAGGCCAACAACCTATGAAAATTGACCCGCAGAAGCTAGCCGAATTGCAAAACGAGGCGCCCTGGATCACGGAAGAACTAGTAAGGGCGGGCGAGCATTTGATTGCATCCCTTTCGGGCAAAATTCGAATTCTCCCTGGATGGGTGGGCGAGGACCTAAAAGCCGCCTCGGCCTACATCGAGTATCGCGACCTGGAGATCCGGGCCAAAATGAAAAAAGCCAAGGCTGAAGGTCGAACCCTTCGCATCTCCGAAATTGAGATCCGTTGACAGCCTAAAAAACTTGCCATGGCCGACCGTCCCGCACCGAAAAAACGCCAACCGAAACAGGTAGCCAAAGCGGCACCTGCACCCGCGCCGAAGCCCGCGCCAACTTCGTCAACCGCTCCAAAACCTGTTCCGGCACCGAAGCCTGCACCAAAGCCCACTATTGTCGAGCAACCAAAAAGCAACTTGATCTCCAAAATCAAAGAGGCATTGGTCAAGAAGGCGGCGGAGAAATTCGGGGAGCAGTTCCTTCAGGGCAAATTGACCTACATCGGCCTGATCATGACTGCTTTGGGCGCTTTCGCCCAAACAACCGGGATTGCGATTCCCTTGAACGATATTCAAGCGCTGATCGACTTCGTTCAGGCCAATTGGCACGTCGTCCTCGAATTTGTCGGCCTCGTCACCGCTCTATATGGTCGTTTCAGGATCCCGGGCCGATGATGTCTCTGGACCTTCACAAGTCGATGTCCGATGGCTTGGCTCTCTCAGCTGGGAGCATGTTTGCCCTCGCTGCCAGCGAAGCGGACAATTTGCTGAAAGTGATTGTCGGGCTACTGACCTGCGTTTTTCTCGGATTGGGAATTTACCTGCGAATTCAAGAGATCAGGGAAGGAAAGAAAAAGCCTACAAGGAGGAAGAGTAATGGCTAAAGGTCTATTCGTTGTTGGATTCACCGCCGAGGAAGTCGAGGCTATTCTCGCCAAGGCCAAAGAAATGCTAACCGAAGGGAAGACGCTGATGAGCTGGGGCGAGGGCGGTTCCTCAGCAAGCAAGCAGTTTGCGATGCCGGTGGTCGATGTGCTTGCCGAATGCGCCTACGCTCTCCCTATTTTGGACCCGGATACCTACTCCGGAAAGAGGCGGGTTGGCATGACCCGGATCATCTCGATTGAAAAGTAATGGCCAATCCGATCCTCAACGCGATTCAGTCTTTGTTCCCGGGCCTCGACTTCAAGGGCTGGACGTCGAGCTATGATAACGCTCAGCAATCGAGTCGCCGAGGATCAATTCCTGGCGCTCCGATTCGCGATGCTCGCCGGGATTTGACTCCCTCGACGCGCAAGGAGTTGGTCCGCCGGGCCCGGTATTTGGCCCGCAACTCCGGCTTTGTCAGAGAGCTGGTCGCGAACATGGCTACCTATTCAATCGGCGACGGGATCCGGGCCCAAGCTCAATCGAGCGATCCCGATTGGAATGCCCGAGCAGAACGCTACTTTCGAGACTGGTCGAGTCGATGCGAAGTGACCGGACGGTTTTCGTGGGAGGAGGTCCAGCACCTTGTTTGTCGGGCGATCGACGTCGATGGCGAAATTTTCGTTTTGAAAACCCGGGACCGGTATGGTCTTCCTTCGCTCCAATTGGTCGAGACGCACCGAGTCGGAGGCGAGGAATACGGGACGGACGCAATCGACGGAATCGTCATGGATCGGTTCGGCGCTCCGGCGGCCTACCGGGTTGTCGAAGATGTCGGGTATCGAGACGTTCCTGCAAACTCGCTCTGTCACATTTACGAGCCCGAAGCGGCATCCGCGATTCGGTGCGCTCCGGTCATCCAGCATTCGATCAATCACGTCGTCGATGAGATGGAGCTTTTGGCATTAGAGAAACATGCGGTCAAAGACAATTGCGACATAACCAGGATCTTGAAAGCCGATGCGGCTCTTGATGAGGGAACTGATTTTGCGTTCGTCGATTCCTCGGAGCAGATCAGCTCAAGCGATCCGGCCAGCCTGCAACAGATCACGGGCGGGAAAGTCGTCGCCCTCAAGCCGCACGAAAGTCTCGAATCCTTCCAACCGTCCAGACCAAGCCCGACGTTTACCGGCTTCCTCGAACACCTTCGCCGGGACACTGCCCTTGGCGTCCTGCCCTACGAATTTGCCGCCGATCCAAGCAAGGTGGGAGGCGCATCAACTAGGCTGGTCATCGCCAAGGCCGATCGGCGATTCCAGCAACGGCAGAACGCAATCATCAATCGCCTGATCAAACCCGTCTGGTTCTACGTGATTGGCGACGCAATCTCCAATGGCCAGTTGCCTGCAACGGCAGACTGGTGGCGCATCAGCGCAGTTACGCCGCGACGAGTTACGGCTGACGCTGGCCGGGAAGCGCAAGCCAACCGGGAAGACGTGATCGTCGGACTCAAAACCCTCTCCGACCACTATGAGGAACTCGGCGCAGACTTCTCCGAAGAGCTTCGGCGTCGGGCTCGCGACATGAGGCTGGTCCTCGACGTTGCTGCCGAGTTCGGCGTTCCGGCTGGCCTGCTCTGGCAGCCAGCGACGCCTCCACCAATGCCTGCACTGCCGCTTCCGGGTTGACAGGTCGATGGGTCGATGCTCGACCTGCTGCTCGCTCATGAATCCTGGCTTATTTCGCCGGATGCCCTCGATCATCTCGCTTCCCGTGCTGAGGCTTACGGGCGCGGATTAATCAAAGAGCAGGCGACTCCGCAGATCCCGCTGACGGAAATTCGGGATGGTATCGCCGAAATCGCCATTCATGGAACGATGGCGCGGCGGCCGAACGATTTGACTCGTTGGCTGACCGAGGCGACCGACACCGAGCAGGTTCTTGAGGCGGTCAGACTGGCGGCTGCCGACGATTCGATTGAATCAATCCTGCTCGACATCGATTCTCCCGGCGGATCGGTCGCCGGAGTTCCCGAGTTGGCGGAGGCTGTCGCGGAAGCCTCGAAGAAAAAACCCATCTACGCATGGACGGGCGGCAGGATGGCGAGCGCAGCATATTGGGTCGCCAGCCAGGCCGACGGTATTTTCGCATCTCCGTCTGCTAGGGTCGGGTCGATCGGCGTTGTCGTTCCATTTCTCGACCGCTCGAAAGCGATGGAAAAGGACGGCCTCAAAATGGAAGTTTTTGCCTCGGGCAAATACAAAGCCGCCGGAATGCCAGGAGTTAGCCTGACCGACGAGCAGCGGGCCTCGATCCAAGCCGACGTTGAGGAATTGTTCGGCGACTTCAAGACCGCCGTTCTGGCGAAAGGCCGCAAGATTTCCGAGGACTCGATGCAAGGCCAGATGTTTTCCGCTCGACAAGCATCCGCTCGAAATTTGAGCCGAGTCGAGAAAAACAAAGAATCGGTCAGGCGGAAGCTCAAGGCGATGACCGGCGCCGCGATGGCTATGGCAGTTGACAAAACAAAGGTCGGAAAATACCGCACGATGGACAGCACCGAAGAAACTCTACAGGCCGCAATCGAACGGCTCCAACAGCTCGAAGCGAGCCAGTCCGCGCTTGTCGATTTCCAAGCGTCGCTCGATACCGCCCGAAACACCTACGAAGAACGCATCGTGAAGCTGGCCGAGGACGTGACCGCGCTGACCGAGTTGACCGAACAGCTTGCCATCGAAAACGAGCAATTGAAGGTCAAAGCGGAAGAGATCGATGCTCGCATTGCCGCCCGGGCCGCCCAAATCGCTGCTGACTCCGGTGCCGCTCCTCTCGCAGTTTCTCCAGTTGGTGATGATCAACCTCAGAAGGCTCTGAGCGCCGCCGAAATCTGGAACCGCCAATTTGCTAAACGCTAACCTTTTTTCCTGACACACTACCATGTCTTTCCCGACCCTGCTTGACCTCGCCCGGACCGATGCCGGGATCCTCTATCCTATTATTGAAGACTCGCTCAAATCCGCGCCGGAAATGAGCATCTTCCCGGCTGCCACCATCAACGGTTCGACGATGGAACTGACCGTTCGCACGGGCCTCCCAAGTGTCGCATTCCGCGACGCCAACGAGGGTGTTGCCCGGAGCAAATCGACCTATGACACCAAGGTTTTCCAGACCCACATCCTAGACCATCAGATCGCGGTCGATAAGCAGGTTCTGGCGGGCGCGAAGGATCCGGGTCGCTGGCTCAGCAATCACGCCACCGGTGCCGTGGAAGCTGCGATGCGATATATCGGAAGCCAGCTCTACTATGGCACCGGAAACGACGCCAAGGGTTTCCCGGGCCTGCTTGCCCAGTATTCTGCTGACTCGGCTCACGAAGTTGATGCCGCTGGATCGACCAACAAGACGTCCGTTTGGATGGTTCGGTTGGGA